GAGAGTGCCTGAATTGGCACTCGACCCGCTCCGCAACCGTCACACTCTTTTTTCTTGTTTATCATGCTTGACTTTTTATCCTTAATGTGTAATACCACGATTATAAACGTGGAGTGCCGAAATAAGGCATTTTTCTTAAAGCTGATATTCTATTGTATATCTGACTGTATAGTTTATGTTCTTCCTCATCCTCAACAGCAAATATTCTTTGCGTTGGATCAGATTCGACGAAATTATTATTTAGTACGGGCATAGCAGTGAATTTTCTACCCATGTGCCAGTAATCGAGATTATCTCGAAAGTCACCATGGACACTTGAATTTTGATATTTATATTCCGAGTATCTCGATTGGTAACCAAAGGTCTTATCTTTTAATTGATTTGCCTCAACTGTTTGATGATCGAAGAATAGTTCAGAATTGAGCACTTCTTGTTCGCCTAAATTTGCGAACGATGGCCAGTAGAAATCAAACTTATCGTTTTTTCTCCAATATCTATTTACGCCATCTTGGTAGGTAGTTCTTGGTAAAACGGACATAATACCAAGTATTATTCCATGTTCTTCGAATTTTTTTCTGAAGCCGTTACCAGCTCCAGCGCTTATACCATGACCAGACATTGCGCCTTGAACATTTCCACCTTCAGTTTCTGATGTTAAACCAGCAGTATTTAACACTTCGGATATTGAAACGGGAGATTTACCACCGCCGAGAAATTCCGGGCGTTGTAATCTTGCATCACTACTTTTTTCATTAAAATGACTTAGTATTTGTTCGATATATCGAGAGCCACCACGAGCAGTTTTCTCTAGCCATTCTTGTAATCTGACTGATTTTCTTAGGTCGTTTACCGTTACACCTAAACTTTCAATATTGTCTATTTGCGCTCCCTGGGTTGAAGCATCTGTTTGAATATGTGTTCCTGTTGGGTTGGACCTGTTAGCTAAACTCGCATTTCCCTCGAGATAATCATCTCCATTCGCATTTTTAAAAAGTGCAGGAACTCGATATTGTATATCTGCAGGCAGTTCAACATCACCGCCACGCTGTGCCCAGGGTAGACATGAAGTAAAATAATCTTTTTCCCATGCCCGTTTTCTAAGTGTCATTATATCTGCAACAACATTTTGTCCGGATCCTGATCCCATGTTTAAAGGGATCGGTTCAGTTAAGTTTTGATCCTGGTAATACTCATTAAAAATGAGTTGATAAGCTCGAAATGGTAATTCTGATACAGCGATATCGCCGTTTATTAATGTTGGTGTATTTGGAAAAACTGGTAATCCTAAATAGTCAGCAAGTGTTTTTTTCCAAAACCAATTTTGGTTTATATTGTCCATTGCTATTGTTGGAAAGACTGGATTTTCATCGCCTTGTCGTCCTCCTGTTATGAATGATTCCCATTCATTCCATACTAGTCTATTCGGTACGAAGAAGTAATGCGTGTACACATTTACTCTATGCATCATGGGTGCCAGCATTGGAGCTAAACGCATCATTATTTCAGATTGAACGCTAAACCTGTCACCAGGTACTACTTCCTGCATAAGCATTGGAGTTAGCCAGCCCATGTTTGAAGTCATCTTTCTTTCATGCGAAAGGTCGAATTTGTTCCTTTTTAAAGAATTCGAATTAATTGAATTAAATAGATTCATTTGCTTTTTAGTTATAATATATAAAATTAAAATTTATTGTGTTTTTTAGCCTTTTCCGCAACTTTGCGGTATGCTTCATTGATTTGCTGTTCTCTGTACGTATCAACATCTGTAACCAGACCTTGAAGTCTTTTTCGTTTATCTTCTTCCCTTTTATCATTTTCGATTTCTTGTTTTTTATGTAATAGATCCTTTTCAACTTTGTTAAAGATTTTATCTTTAAAATACCTGGGCATTGGTTTCGGATATCCATTTTGACGCACAAATATTTCTTTATTTGCTTTGTGTCTTTTTCTATTGAATTCCACATACGATTTGCCGAGTCCTTTTGACATTAGTGAAAACGGTTTGTGCTCTTTAAATGTAAATTCCTCTTTCGTTATCATGTATTTTGTAGTATAATTTATTGTAGCATCGTTTACGTCTCCAGAATGGGTATGACCTAATCCCCATAAATCGGGGATTTTGTTTGCAGTATCTTTGTTTATATTAAAAATTATCAAGTGATAGTGAGGTCTATACGTATTTGTGCCATACTCACCACATAGGTAGTACTTGATCTGAGGCATTTTAGCATGTATAGGAGAGAGTCTCTCTTTATCGGTATGGTATTTCCTTAACCGCTTTAAAAATAATTGAACGTCGCGTTTATTTAATACTGGTAATGGAAAGTATTGTGTTACTTCTCCGTCTCCTATGTCAACGTCTGCAATGGGTACATTTTCCTCGTTATAAGTTAAAGTGACAAAGTACGCTGACTTTGCCACCTTAAACTCCCGAGATATTCGGAAACTCCAGTCGTCACGTTTTTTTTGTAGGCAGTAATTACATTTACCGCATGGCACGTGGTTGATATTTCCTTTTTGTCTCAATGTTATTGGAGAAATGCACCTCATTTTACAATCTTGTACCGCCTCTAGAAGGTCGATAAGTTCGAACACGTTTACGCCTTCGTGATACTGGTCGTCTTTTGCGACCATATGAACCGCGCCTTTTTCTTGCTCTGTACCTCATTTTATCTGTATTTATTATTTGAGCTTCTCTTACTGGTTGAAGCTATTACCAATGAAACTATTTGAATTACTATTATGAATGTAATTATTATTTCTGTGTATTCCATATTTATCTATTTAAGAACATCCTTAATAAGGGAATTAGAGTTCGTCCGATTTGATTTTGTTTCATTGTTTGCAACCAGTTTTCATCAATTCTCATGATGTTTGTACGAGTTTGATTTTGCTTCCATTGCTCACCGCCTATTTTTCGCTTCATTAACGCAAGTCCTGCTTCCCAGGTTAATTTTCTATTTTGTTGAAACGCCATGTTGGTTGCATATTTTGATAACTCCCATTTTAATTTAGAACTTCCCTTTATCCCGGGAAGTCTAGCTATATTCATAGCTTGGGTGATATCCTCGTTTTGCTTTTTTGATCTTAGCAGGTCTACTTGTGCATCATTCATTCGCATCTGTTGATACATTCCCATTGCTGGCATAAGATCGATAGGAGGTTTTCTACTAGTATAATCAGGCCGAGGAGCTGAATATTTAGGCAAGTTAGTTGCAGTATTACCAGTTACTGTACCTGTACCGTATACCATATTTGGATTTAATCCTGCTTTTCTTAGTCTTGCCATTTGTTCGGTAGGAGAATTATATATATTTCCTTTTTCCCACATTTCCAGGTCTTTTGAATATTGGTACTCCTGGAGTTCTTTTTGATGTTGAATTGTTTTATCAACATTTCGTCGAGACTGTTTTGCGTCGATCGCACTTTGTATCAGAGGGCCTACTATTGGTAGAGCTCCGCCTACTGCTTTGCCTGCTTTTGCTAAAAATGGAAGTAGTGGCATAATTTGTATTATTTTAAGATTTTGTGTTTTTTTTTGTTAATTGTTTTTTCTCTTGTAACTCATTGAGTTTTAGAGTAGTGTCAATTAGCACTATTATATCAAGTAGGTATAGTGCTTTTTGACCATGTCAATACGATGATTGCATTATTCGGTTTTAACCTCTTGGCCTTTGTCGGGCGTTTTCGCTTCGCTTTCACTTCCGACCTGGGCCGGAGGTTCAACCTTTTGCTTTTTCTCATCGTCTTGTTTTACGTTCAGTTTCTCCTGAACGTCTTGTAGTAATTGCGCATTAGCTTGCTTAATTTTTTCTTTGTCGGAGAGGTCTAGCCTTCCGAATTTTTCGAGGTCTAAGTCCTCGTGTCCTGCTTCGTCTGTTGCCCAGACAGCATTTTTTACTATGGAGGCATCTAATATGCCTTGTTGAGAACGGGCGTATAATTCACGAATCGTAAACGCCTCGTCTGGTATCGTCACTGAAACACCTTGTGGTGTTTCTGAATTTTTGGGATTAGGTTGGTATGTTAGTTGATTTAGGACGATTTTTTGTTTTCTCTTTTTCATGTCGATTTTTTGTTTTTGTATGACTGTAATTTGGCATGACATTAGTACGAGTGTTATGACGGTGTAGGTCGAGAGTGCCTGAATTGGCACTCGACCCGCTCCGCAACCGTCACACTCTTTTTTCTTGTTTATCATGCTTGACTTTTTATCCTTAATGTGTAATACC